TTACAGGACCCCATTAAGTTCACACGGAAATGGCTTCCCACCATGCTCCGACGCATTAAGCAGCAGGTCATTGAACATGCAGNNTTGGTCACAGGTGATAACGCTAAGGTCTTGGAGTGCGGCCAAATAGCCTTGAACCCGAAGAAACTCATTGCGTCCCGAATNATCACGAAAACCAGCAAGGCGGACCGTGACAAGACGAAACAAAAGCGAAGAAAGCGCCGCGCGCAGCTGCTCTAGGGTCAGATTGTCGCGAGCCTTCAATAGCTGTCGTTCACGGTACGCCCGCTGTTTCTCCGCTGGCGTCATCGCCGTTCCGGTAGCTGGTCGCCCGCGCTTGCGCTTGGCCGGCTGCTCGTCCAGGTCGAGCGCCTGGGTTGTTTTGTCATTGGTGTCGATCATAATTTGCATTTCTGAATCTCCGTTTCGTTGTCCGTGTATTAATTATAGTAACGTTACCATAAATAGGCTAATTGCATGTTGCTATCAGGCTCTACCGCCTCATAGATAAAGTAACGTTACTTTAAATCGGCCTCGACTATGCCGCCTGCGGCAGCTCAGGCGCCGCGTTGCTGAACTCGACCAGGAGGGCGCCGAACTGGATTCGCTCCTGGACGAACTTCGGCAGATCGCCCGTCGCGTTCTCGAACTGTGATTGCTAGCGTTTTGTATCTGCCCAAGGGTTGCCGAAAGTGGCGCAAATCATCCGGCTATGAGGCTCTGTCCTGGGATGCTGCCCAATCCCATGCTCGCGGCCTCGCCTTGGCTGGTGATATGGCAGGCTCAGGCTTTGAAGAACACGGCGCCCGCGTCGAGATACGCCCGGTCATGGTCGAGAAGTTCCCCAGGGGCGATAAGCCCGAGCGCATTTCTTTTTTGCGTCGTGTTGACGTTTTCGAGGACTAGATCAGGTCAGGGGCCGGCGGTAATTGTTTTGCATCGCTCCACCGCAAAAGAATTGCCGACGGGGCGGCAGCCTTTACCCTTGACCCGCCTCGACCGCTAATCTCTGCAAGGGGGTGCTGGGAAAGCTCTTCCCCCAGCGCTCCCGCCGCGTCGCAAGCGAGACACGCCGTAGGCTGCTTTTGATCTGTTTTCGCTGTACACAAAAANACAAGAACGCATAAGATCGTTTAGGCAAAAAAAAACCACCCTCGGTGCTTGGCGGCTCAGGAGGGTGGCTTGCGGGGATAGGAGCCCCGTCGCATGGATAATAGCGCAAAAGTCAAGGCGTCAATAGCGTTTCAGGCTCCACCGGCGAAGGCTGGCGGCGCTGCTCTCGGTAATACTGCGAAATCCTCTTCACCCCCCCAGCAGGTAAGCGCACAGGAGAAGCGAGCGGAGCGTTACGAGGGCTTGTCTGTTGCTCGGGTGTGGCTATACAAGCACATGAAGAAAGTGGACTCCACGCGCCATGTGGGCGACGTCTACCGGACGCACGATTGCCGGTATGTCCGGCGCGAACGTTTTGTCGGCATCCATTACAGCGCGGAGCATCAGAGCGCGCACTACTCGGGCCTTGCAACTTGCGGCAGCGTTTGGGCGTGTCCGGTGTGCTGTGCGTTGATTCAGCAGCGGCGACGGCTCGAACTCTCGCACCTGATCGGCTGGGCCTACCGGCAGGAGTATTGGCCGGCCATGGTTACGTTCACGTTTCCGCATCAGGTGTTTGATACGCTTTCAGATCTGCGCGAACGCCAGCAGGCAGCGTTTAAGCGGCTCAGGGGTGGCAAGGCGTGGGCAGGTTTCAAGGCGCGTAATGGTCTTGACGGCCTGGTCCGGTCACTCGAACTGACACACGGCGAAAACGGATGGCATCCGCACACGCACGAACTATGGTTGATCAAGCGGCTTTCGATCACCGAGCAAGCGAGATTTCTGGAGGATCTAAAGGAGCGTTGGTATTCCGTGTGCCTGGCTGTCGGCCTCGTCGATGAAAGCCAGCGCCACAGCTTCATGTTGTACGCTGTTGATGTGCGGTTCGCGGTCAATGATTCTGACTATCTTGCGAAGCAAGACGCCAGCCGCGCATGGGGTGCTGATCGCGAAATCGCGACCGCTACCAGTAAGTCCGGCAAGGCAAAGGGCGTGCATCCGCACGAGTTTCTGATTCGCCGTGACAAGGGCGATTTCTGGCGATACTTCGAATACGTGAACGCGATGAAGGGGGCGCGTCAACTCTTTTGGTCGCAGGGGCTGAAAGAGCGTTGTGGGCTGGAAGAAATTGATGATAAGGAACTGGCCGACGAGTCCAAGGATCCCGCCGACCTGCTCGGGCGGTTAGTCCCTGAAATGTGGGCGCTCGTCCGTCGCAAGCGTCAGCGCGCCCAGCTTCTCAACGTTGCCGAGTCGGGCGACTGGAATCGCGTCACTTCTTTTCTCGTCGGCATCGGCTGGGACCAATATTCCGAGTGACGAGAGTTCGCCATCAATCCAGCTCAACAGGCTTGTGCCTTCTGCCTTTGCCCATCGGCTCAACATCTCCAGCTTTCGCTCCATTCGTCCCGCTCCGTTCCAGTAGATAATCGACTGCCTCGCTCAAGGTGCAGTCCCTTGTCATGGCGAGCAGCTTTAGCCTTCGCCACACCTCTTTATCGACTCCTATCGTTTTCAGTCTTTCTCCGTTCATTTGTTTACCTATGCAAGCAAAAAAAAAATGTATTGTGCTCTTGCGCGCTTGTGTTTTTGTGTTAAATTCCGCCTGCTCCTTGCATTTTTGCATTAATACAATCTAAAGGTGAATCAATGGATTCTCTAAAAGTCGAAATCGAACAGGTCGCCCGGCAAGGTATGACAAACGGCAAAACGCCGAAGCCTTATTTTATCCTTGACTGTTACGTGACGCTTCCGGGGCTTAAATTTCCGCAAGCCTGTCAACTTTTCTCTGACAAGGTTCTGAACCCCGGTCATTACAACGTCCCTCTGGTTGCTTCCATCAAGGATCGCCGCCCCGCCTTTGACCTTGATCTTTCGGCGGCTCAGCAGGTCGCGGGCGCTCGGGCGGTCGCCTCCTAATGTTCGTCGCGTCTTTCTGGCTCTTCGGTGTCGCCGTTTTCGGTTTCGCCGTTATCGCTCTGCTGGGCCGGTGGGCGCGTGCATGAATCATGTTCTGTGCGACGGCATGTGGACTGTCGGGGCTGGCGGGACTGTTGCTTGCTCCGGTGTCGTTTCGGTTGTTTCGCAGGACCAGATTGGCCATTCGGCCATGACTCTCGACGATGCAAAGCAGATTAGCGGGGAAACGCTCCTACTGTTTGCGGTGGTCTTCGGGATACTCGCTGTAAAAAAAGCCCTTCAACTCTGAGGTATACGTATGCAAAAGCTCAAAGCGCTGTTTGTTGCTGGTTCCACATTTGTGGCCGGATCTGCCTTCGCCGCTGTTCCTACTGAGGTTACTACTGCCATTACCGAGGCCGGCACCGATGCTGCTGTTATCGGCGGCGCTGTCCTGGTGGTTATCGTCGGTATCGCTGCATTCAAATACATGCGCCGCGCAATGTAATTTGAATTTGCACTATAAAGCCTCCGTATTCGGGGGCTTTTTTATTGGGGGGTTATATGGGGATCACCGTCAATGAATACTATTTGCTCGTTACGGCGCTTGCTTTTTGGGCTTTGTTTTTTGGTCGCCTGTAGTGATGTTTATGCGGTGGATTATTATTGGAGGCTTTACTACNGTCAATATTTTACCGGGTCAACGCCAAGGGCTGCTTGTCAAGCGTTGATTGATTCTAGGCAATCGTCCTACGTTATAGTTGACGTTGTTGTTTATGAAAATGGCACTGCCAATTGCATTTGGAAGTCTTCGGCTCCTGGATCAACTAATACCACCAATACGGGCATTTCACGGTTGGGCGACTCCTGTCCTTCGGGCCAAATTTACGATTCTGAACTGGGCGGATGTGTACAGCCTCCCGAGCCGCCCCCGACTCCTGACGAATGTCTGGCCGGTGGTCCCGGTATTTTCAGCANAACCGGCCCGGTAGTTAATTCGGACGGCGTTAACTACGTTTTGCCTGGCCCTGGTGGCGGATCTGTCTGCTATGGCCAATGCTCACATACCCTAGATGATCGCGCTGTTAGNTGTTATTCAAACGGAGACGGGACAGGCTTTTGCAATCACATAGGCACCCCATCTGGTGAAGTTTGTTCTGATCCTGATGCGCCTCTCGGTTCGACAGGTGCACCGCTCAATCCACCAGATACTCCGGATGTGCCACCGTCTGACCCGAATGATCCGGGCTGTCCTGCTGGTTATGGTTGGTCCGGCACTACCTGCGCGAAGCTCCCCCCGCCTGACGGTGGCGATGGTGGCGATGGTGGCGATGGTGGCGATACTGGCGGCGGTGGTGATTCGGGCGGCGGCGGTGATACTGGTGGCGGTGGCGATACGGGCGGCGGTGGCGATACTGGCGGCGGTGGCGATACGGGCGGCGGCGGTGATACTGGCGGCGGTGGCGATACGGGCGGCGGCGGTGATACTGGCGGCGGAGAACCTGGAGACGAGGAAGAACCCCCCGTCTCGTCGGTCGGTGGTGAGGCTTGCTCTGCCGCTGTTACGTGCGAAGGCGATGCTGTCCAGTGCGCCATTCTACCGGGCAACAGAAAAGCTCAGAAGTGTTTCGCGGAAGAGGATACGCGACTACTCGAAGGCTGCGCCGATAATTGCCGCAGAGATCGGCAAACCTGAATACCAGTTAAAGGAGGAAACCATAGACGTTGCGTCTTACTTCTCTACCGGCACGCGTTTCCTGCCATCTGGTTGCCCTGCGCCAAAGCAGCTTTATATAAGCACACTAGGTCGTAACATTTCCCTGTCGTGGGAACCGCTTTGCAACTTCGCGGGGGCGCTGTCTTTTATCGTCGTAGCGATGGCTTCGCTGTTCTTTGTTGTTTATGTCGGTCGCTCTTTTGGAGGTGAATAAATGCACTTCGCATGGTTATTTACGCTGCTTTCAACTGCCATTGTCCCGCTAGCTAAAAAGTTGCTCGCCGCGCTCGGTGTGGGGATGGTTTCGTATGTCGGTATTAATGTCGTCATAGATCAGGCTCGCGCGGAGCTAATGTCTAACATGGCTGGCATCCCTGCGGATGTGGCGCAACTAATGGGCCTCTTCAAGTTTGATATCGCTATTAATATCACGCTTGCTGCTGTGACTACTCGAATGGTGCTGGCTGGCGTTAATAAGATCAGCGGGGCTAAAAGGGGCTTGGGCGCAGTAGGGGGGTCTTAATATGTTCGTTCTTCGGACTGGACTACAGGGCAACGGCAAAACGCTTAACACGATAAAAGAGGTTGACGAGAAAGCGCATCGAGAGAAGCGCACTGTCTATTATTGCAACGTAACAGGGTTTAAACCTGACCATCCTGCCATCAAAGCGGAATGGGTCGAGTTTGACCACCCTGAAACGTGGTTCGACCTGCCACAGAATGCGTTGATAGTCATAGACGAGGCACAGACGTGGTTTCGTGTGCGCCCGCAAGGGTCGAAAGTGCCCGACTACGCCAGCCGGTTAGAAATCATGCGTAAAGACGGGCACGAGCTGCACGCCATCACGCAAAGCCCAAAGCTTATTGATGCCCATATGCGTGAGCTATGCAACATGCATGTGCACTATAACCGTGGCAACGGCTCTCAGATCGTCAAGCGCTGGGTGTTTCAAAAGCCTGAAATGACGGTGAGTTCCAAGCTGGAATTTGCGGACGGCGAGTCAAGTCGCATCACGATTGACAAGAGATATTTCGGGTGCTACGAAAGCGTTAAGGAAGGTTCGGAGCATCATTTCAAGTTTCGCCCGCCAAAGGCGATGTATGTTTTAGCCGTTTGCGTTTTGCTGATCGCGGCGGCGGTCTGGAAAATCTCGCAACGCTTCGCAGATCCTGCTCCAGTTGCCGTGCCCGAAACCGAACAGCCAGGCACGATACACACGCTCGCTCCTACGGCTCCCGCTTCGCTCGATGCGGTCACGGCAGAAGAGTACGCCTCGCGCATGGTCCCCCGCATCGCGGATCTGCCCTCGTCTGCGCCGATGTATGACCAGCTGACGCAGGCGCAGTCATTCCCCAAGCCTTTCTGTGTCTCGACTCGGGACGTTGCCATGCTCGAGCGAAACGCGAAACGCATGTCGCTCGGGTATGACGCCGACGGCAATCTCTCGGGCTGTCGCTGCAACTCCCAGCAAGGCACGCGCCTAGACGTCAGCTTCCAGTTCTGCATGAATGTCGTGGACAACGGCTATTTCGATCACACCCGGCCAGATCGTCAGCCGGAAATGCGCGGTAGCGCAACAGCCAGCGCGGGCGGGCGGGACGGCGGAGCCGGCACGTACGCGCGCGTAGGCGATAAGTCTCTCGCCCTTTCCAGTCGCGCCCGAGGCAATGTGTTCTATGGCTCGGCAGATCCGGTTCTTCGCTGA